CAGATTATGGTGTTTCAAATTTAGAAGGCTCGTCCACAAATATCTCAGAAGACACCTCTTCTCCCGATTCTTCATATCAAAGTACAGCCGTTACATTTGTAGACGAAGCTAACGACGATTTCCATCTTGCAAGTTCTGATACGAATGCGAAAGATGCTGGGACAGATTTATCAGCGGATGCTCAGTTTTCGTTTTCTGATGATATAGACGGCGACACGCGGTCGGGTACATGGGATATAGGCGCGGATGAGTACGTAGCTGTTGCAAGTGGAATCAAGCACCCAATTTTCGGCAATAGTAATATCCATTCTGCCGTGTTTGGCGGCCAGATAGTGAGGTAACATGAAACGACTTTTTGTTGTATCACTTGCGGTTTTTATGACGATCGGATGCAACCCAGCCCTTGCCGCCAATTTGTATCCACCTCCAAAATTTTCGGTGTACAAAAGCGACGGGACGCCATGCGTAGGGTGTTGCCTCTGGACATACGAAGCTGGCACATCCACGCCAAAAGATACATATAGCGATTCTAACCAAACCGCTATAAATACAAACCCCGTGGTATTTGATAGTCGCGGGGAGGCTGATATTAATTTTGTTGGCAGTTACAAAGTAAGATTGGAAGACAATACGTGTGACCAGGCAACTGCAACACATGGAACGCTGATATGGAGTGTTGACAATTACGGAACAGGGTCGGCTTCATCGTCTGTAAGCGGTGAATCGATCATTGTTAACGGTTCGTTTGAAAACGACACGAGCGGCAATGGGGAGCCTGACGATTGGGTTGTATCGCAGGCTACGGGCGGGGCTATAGAGCTTGCCGCAGACGAAAACGACCACGGTCAGCGTGCTATTAAATTCACATCCGCATCATCCTCCGGAGCGGGATATATACAATCAAACGCTTATTTTGAAGTTTCTGAAGACCGTTCGTATTTGCTGACATTTTTGGTCAAATCGTCACTGGCAACAGTAAAAAACATCGTGCAGATGGAGTGGTTCACGGATGGAAAAGCGGCCATCTCTACAGCGACAATATATAGCGAGGCAACTAGCAATCCGACTTCATGGGCAAAAAAGACATTTAACGTCACCCCGCCCGCGACAACCAGGTACGCAAAAATAAAAATACAGGGTGCAGAATCCACAGGGGCGGATGGGAATACGTGGGTAGATGATGTAAGACTGGAGCCAGTAGTGGAAATACCAGCAGATTTAATAACCAATATTCAAAATCTCAAAATAGACTATGCCACAACGACGACTCTAACTGTATCGTTTACTTGCTTTTATAACAACGCAAAGGTAGCAGTCAGCAAGACGCTGGATATAGGTACAACCGGTGCAAACTCTCTTGATACTGGAACGGTAGCCGCCGATACAGCGTATAGCATTTATGCAATTCAAGACGGGACGAACGTCAGCGTTCTTGCGTCTACCAATCATACGGAGGCGCCGACGTATCCGGCGGGGTATAACAACGCAAGGTTTATTGGCGCAACCGTGACGAACAGCTCCAGTCAATTTCGAGATTATAGTCAAAAAGGGAACATTGTTTGGTTTGCGGGACACGAACAAATTGCAACAGGGTTAACGGCTACGGCGTATACGGCTCAAAGCATATCAAACGTTGTTCCGACCGTTTCAAATAGGGTTAGAGGTGTGGCGTTTCGAGGGACGTCCAATACCGGCACAAATACACTTTATTTGTCCGACGACGGCACAAACGTTAATCAGGTAATGTCTTTTGATTCTGCCAATACCGATATGGGTGACCCTGCGTATGTGCCGATCTCTGGCAATAATATCTACTATAAAGTTTCCGCTAATTCATTAACCCTGTTAACGCTGGGATATCAACTTAATTTATGAGGCAAAAATGCAAAAATTAATAACCCTCACTATTCTGCTTTGGGCTATTTCTGCTAGCGCTATTACTGTTTGTTATGACAGTTCAGATGCAACTACAGTGACGTCAATTGGCAAGACTGTACCCCTGGCCACAGAAAAATGCTTTAAGCATAGCGGCGCTCTGAAAAATGGGATGGATGCCGAGCTTTATACAGTGCAGAGTGGATCGTTGGTGCCAAAATCCCCGTCCGCTGTGGCAACAATAATCCAACAGCGCAAGGATGCCAGACAAACACGAAAAAACGCAAAGAACCTGCGGAAGCTGAAGGGTAAAAACTTCATACAAGGTACGGGGCCGCCGTTAACGCTAAAAGAAATTACTCAAATCCTAAGCGACAATGGGCTACTAAAATCGGAATAAAAAATGGACTTTATAGACTTCACGCAACCCAAAGTGCAGCCGCGTGGCTCCGCCTTCGTCCTGCTGGAAGATTACGTTGTTCAGTGGTTTGAAGGAAAAACCCTGTGTCGCGCCATTATACCTAAAGGGTTTGTGTTTGAGGTCTCCGTTCCTCGCCTGTTTTGGACGATATTGGGGCTGACCCCGGGGCACCCAAAGGCATTGGCCGCGGCGTGCTTGCATGACTGGCTGTATCGCAAAGGCGGAAATTTAAAAACATATTTTGCATCGTTTTATTCTGAGTGGGTATTTAGTGTGGGTTGGGTGACTGTTAAGCGCAAGTGGACGCGGCTCTGGGCGGATGGAGCCTTTGAATCTCTGCTTGGGATATCTAATGTATGGGAGCCTCGTAGCCGAACGGCTTATTTATTTCTCCGTCTTTTTGGATGGATTGCATGGAAAACAGCATGATTACATTTTCCTTTTCGCCCCTGGCTGGAATTACAGGGCTTATGGGGCTCTTGGGACTGTGCGGCATTGTAGTGGGCATGTTTCGCTCAAGCAGTAAGCTAAGTGAGCGCATAGTAAAACTGGAAACAACCCTTGCGACAGAGCTGAAGCATATAAACGTAAGTATTAAAACACTTTTTCAGAAATTGGACGGATGAAATTTAAAACAGAAGCGACGCGCAAAGAGTTTGACAATGAACTCCTTAAAAGCGATGTGCGCGTGATGGTTTATGCCATCGATGGATATGTGCGGCACATCTTCGGGCTTGAACTTGAAATAACCGATGTTTGGTATCCAAAGGGTGCGTTCAATTCTGAAACGGTGGTACATGAGGACTGGCGTGGAATTGATGCCGTAATTCGTGAAGCTACGGAGGCGCAGATTAAAAAACTAAAAAAATGGATACGCCGCACTTTTGTTTTGGCGGCGAAAGCTATGGTTCCGTGCGTGTATCACGACTCCGGAACGGGATTGCATCTGCATTGTCAGACTTCCGTTTTGCCTGGAATAACCATCGTGAGGACTACAAAATGAGAATTACAGTGCCTTTTGTTGGTGGGCATTCGCAGGGTGACTCTCTGGAGTTGCGGAGCATGCTCTGTGACAATATGTATCCGGAGATGTCATCCGCAGGTAGCAAGGCCGCTGTGTCTTTACGGAAAATACCGGGGTTGACGACGCTGGAAACAATGGCGGCTGGATTTGGGCGCGGAAATGGAGCCGTTTTCGAGACTACAGGCGAAGGACTGCTGGTCATTGGCGACACTCTTTACTCGATAGATCAATACAGCAACGTTTCGGAGGCGGGGAAACTTTTAACGACAACCGGCCCAGTATCAATTGCCGCTGGCAGAACAGAGGTAGGGATATGCGATGGTGAGTATCTTTACAAATACGATGGCACAAATTTGACAGTTATAGCATCTCCACCGTTCGGAAAAGCGTGGTTTATCGTGTGGACGGGTTCTTATTTCATCGTTGCAAAGCGGGACACGGATCAGTTTTACGTGACACTCAACCCTGATGATCTTACAACGTTTGACGCATTGCGATTTGCAACCGCTGAAGGCCAACCGGACAAACTTTATACGCCCGTGCCGCTGGGCGGATTTCTGATTTTACTAGGAGACGTGACGGCGGAGATATACGCACACACGGGAGACGTGGATTTTCCGTTTGAGCGGATACCTGGGGGAGTTATTGACTGGGGGATACAGGCGCCGTGGAGTTTGGCGAAAAATGACTACTCCCTGTATTGGCTGGCAAAAAATGAAGCTGGAGGAAACACCGTTTTGCAGGCGAACCTTGCGGGCGCGGTAAAGAGAATATCGCCACCGGACATTGAACAGGAGATAGAAAAATTTGCAGTGGCCAATGACGCTACGGCATTTATTTATAGACAGGGTGGGCACGAGTTTTATCAGCTGACATTTCCAGCCGCAGACAAAACGTTTTGCTATGACATTTCCTCCGGTCACTGGCACACACGAAGCGCCGCCGATGGTGGCAGGCACGAGGCCGCCGGATACCTTTATTTTAATAGCCGGCATTTCGTGACAAAACACGACACAAGTGAAATTGCGTGGTTTGACCGCGAGAACCATACGCCGCGGTGGAAACGGCGGTTTCAGGTGGTGCATCACCAAAATAGATTTATACGCTTTAAACGACTGGAGCAGGATTTTGAGCATGGTACGGCGTTGAAAGATGGGCCCGCCGGAGCTCCTGTTCAGGGAAGCGACCCAGTGATGATGCTAGGTCAGAGCAACGATGGCGGCAATAACTGGCTGGACCGCGAGCTTTGGCGGAAGATGGGCCGGCGCGGAGACTATAAAAAACGGTGCGTGTGGAGCGGGATAAACCTGCCCGCCGCGCGAAATAAAGTTTTTGAATTGTCGGGAAGTGACCCAATAAAGACCGTGCTTTACAACACGTATGTATCACTGGAGGTGCCATCGTGAAACACCCTCCGGTAGGAACATCGATTGCCGATGACACTGGATATCTCCCCGCCCCGTGGAAACAGTGGTTTGGGCTTGTACATAAACGCTCACTTGTTAAAGACGTAGCGCTATCACCCGCTCCGGTAGCTGTAGGCCCTACCAGCGAGAGCGAGCAGGAGTTTACCGTGACGGGAGTGGGAACCGACGATTTTGTTGCGATAAACGCACTGGTAAAGCAGGCAAACATCGCAATAACAGGGATCCGCGCTACCGGCGTGGACAAGGTGAAAATAACGTGGCGAAACCACTCCGCCGGAAGCATAACACCGACTGCAGGCGTCAACTACAGAGTCAAAATAGAACGAAAATGATGAAGATACGAAAAGCGCAAGTTCTGGACGTCCCTGCGCTTACGGAGATGTGGGCGAAGATGATGGAAGAATTAAAAATACCGGGTTGCTCATATGACGATTACGCCAAAACTTTATTCTTTTTCAATCAGACAATACGCATGGGAGACCAGAAGCTGTGTGAAACCAACTATGCGTTTTTGGCGGAAGCGGATGGAAAACCGCTGGGGTTTATATCTGGTTGCTCGGACGGTATAAACGGCGAACTTTACTGCGTGTGTGAACAGCTTTTTGTTGAAAAGGTATATCGCAACAGAAGGATAGCTCAAACCCTTATAGGCGCGGCTGTGGAATGGGGTAAAAAAAAGGGGGCAAAAAAAATACAGATGCTTTCGGCACCTCAAAGAGTGAATTTTTATAAAAATTTCGGGTTTAAACTTGTGAACGTGCGCATGGTGGCCGACATAAATAACCCGGTAATTACAGAAAAAGCGGGAGGGTAAAAAAATGGCTATGGCACCAGCGGCGGCGGCCGCACCAGCGGCGGGAGGAGCAGCAGCGGCGGGAGGAGCAGCAGTGGTGGGAGGAGCGTCATCCCTAAGTAGTGGCGTATCCTCCGGTCTATGGTCGGCAGGAGGAATGGTGACTTCTCAGGTTTTGGGAAACAAGAGCGCAAACAAACAAGCGAGCAAATATAACGCCATGACGCAGGAACAGTGGGATGAGCAGGTGGCGATGTGGACGAAGGATTTTGAGTGGCGCACAAACTTTGCCGAACAACAGGCTAGAGAGGCCACCCGCCAGTTTGATTTAGGGTTTGGGCTTACCGCTGGCCGGGCGGAATATGCCACCGAATATAACGACAGGGCAATACCTGAGAATGCCAGGCGGTATGCAATGTATGAAAAAGAACGAGCGCCCTATGTGGAAAGTTCTGAATATTGGCTGGACACTATCAACAAGGTAATGAAGGGCGAAAAAGAGTATACCCCCACGAACAGCGCCTCTTACAAATATCGATTGGGTGAAAGCCTGCGTGGGGTGGAGAGCGGAGCGGCGGCAAGGTTTAACCTTTACAGCGGCAAAACAGGGAAGAGGTTGGCGGAGGTTGCAGGAGGCATGGCCAGCGCGGAGATAGATAAAGACTTGGGCCGCATGTACAAGATGGCGTATTCACCGGTACCACGCCTGGCGCCGCAACGATTACCACTGATGAGTGGTGCCGCAAGGAATGCGAGAAGTTTTGCGGTTGGCGGCGGAGGCTCCGGCGGTGGCGGCGGAGGAAGCAAGGCGGCTGAGGAGAAAGCGACCCCGGAGTATAAAACAACTACATACAACGATTTTAATAACCAGTACAGCGTGAATGTTCCAAAGTACATAGACAATATTGGGGCTGTGGGGCCGGGCTATTTGCCAAGCGACATAGGTGGCGGCAAGACCATATGGAAGGATAAGACCGACAAAGAGCTCTCCATAGGTGAAATAGCCAATATTGCACCCGCCGCAGGATATAAAAACGGACAATATGGCGATACCGCAAAACAACTGAAGGACGCTGGCTATGTCTACGACACGTGGGGCGGATGGAAAAAAAGATAGGAGGTTGAGATGGGACAAGGAATACCGACACCGAGACCATTTAAGATAGCGCCCTCGATGACGGACGGAGTAATTGAAGCCGGAATCAGAGGATTTGTTTTGGGCAAGAAGCTTGAAGCCATGGACGAAGACCGCAAATTCAAATTGCAGCGGAGCGAACGCGAAGCTGAAAACCAGAGATTCAGGATAGAAGACAGGGAACAGGTAAATGAATTGCGTGGAATCCAAACCCAATTGGCGCAACTAAACTTATCTAAAAACCAGTTGGCTAGCGCAATTTCGTCAAACAAGGCGGCGAATACAATGAACCGCCAGATAATGACAGAATATGACACACGCGTTAAACAATACGCTGCGAGCGGTGAAGCAAACCCCGCATGGGCCGCGGAAAACGATGTGCAGGAGATGTACCAGGCCGCCACAGCAAGACTTAAGGCGGCTGGTGTGAATCTGGATGGCGCTGAGGCACCCCGCTGGACGCCGGAAATTGGGCAACGGATAGACAGGCTTACACGTGCAATCGCTGGGGAAGCTGAGAAGCTATGGGTGACGAAAAAAGATGAAGTTACCGGCGAGATGTACCAGGAAAACACCAAAACCGGTGAGAAAAAATTCAACGTTCCAAGGAAGAAGGAGGCAGAGTCGCCTTACACAAAAATAAAACCGAGTGATTACACGACGGAATCACTGAAAAAATTCAAGGAATCGAAAGATTATTCCGTGTTGGTTCCACGAAATGCGCCCGGCAAGAAGAGGACCTTGGCGGATACCAAAAAAGCTATTGTAGACAAGTGGCTAAAAACCGGACCCGGCGCATTGACGAACAGGGAGAGGACACTGGTTAAAACCGAGATAACCGACCCGCTGTTTAAAAACGCAATGGACATGGTAAGTGGCGACCCGAAAGCAATGGGACTTGCACCTGAAGATAAGGTTAACGAGGTCTACAGGGTTTACAACGAGTTGAAACAGAGGGCTGGTGGTGGCGCTGGCGCTGCTGGCGGGCGCACCGACGAGGACATAGCTTTTACCGCCCAAAAATACGGCGTAACGGTGGAAGAAGTAAAACGCCAACTTGGTATTAAATAATGCCCAGGGATTTATTCGCCGAAAGCGGAATAGAGGCGACACCATCTCCACGCTGGCTAATGGAAAGCGCGGATGCGGGAGACCTTTACGATAATATTGCCAAGCATGGGGATGACCCATATAAAAAACTTGCGAACAATATTGCCAATATGGATTTTGCGGGGACAACAAGCAAGGCCGTTCGCAAACCTAAAGACCTTTTTGCCGAAAGCGGCATTGCTCCCCCTAGGGCCCCACGAGACCTTTTTGCCGATGCGGGAATAGAAGCCACACCAGCGACCCTTTATAGCAACACTCCGGTTGGCTCAGACCCATACCGGCAATTCGCCGAGAACGTTAGCCAAATAGACACAATAGGGCTGCCGAAAAAAGAAGAGCCGGCAACATGGGGCGAGACCTTGTCGGCCTTGCCGGGACAGATAAAGGAGGACGCAAAAGCCGTTGCGGGCGCGGCTGTAAGATTTGCAGGGGAAGCCCGCGAACGACATCCCCTTTCATTTAAACAAACATCGCCAATCCTTCCAAAACAGGAAGAGGAACTGAGCCGCGCTCTTGCCAAAACCGGCGAAGAGATGTATTCCAGCGCTCAAGAGAGGCTGGCTGAGATAACTCCGGCGAACCAGAGCTTCGGACAGCAGGCAGTATCTGGCGCCGCAAGATCATTGGCGGCGATGGTTCCGGGGACTATGGCTTCTCTGCTTACCAGAAATCCTGCGTGGCTGATAGGTGGCATAGGAGCGCAGGAAGGCTGGCAAAGCTATGGGGAAGCGAGGGACGCAGGCGCGACACCTGAAGATTCTTTCAGGTATGCGATTCGACAAGGGCTCATAGAAAGCGGCACGGAACTTATTCCTGTCAAAATTCTGTTTAAACCAGGTACGGCGCCTTTCAAGCGACTTGTTCAAGGCATGGCGGCCGAGATCCCTGGCGAGAATATAGCCAATATAGCTCAGTCTGTGAACGCATGGGTTGAAGGGCTGAGAGACGAAGCTACAGTAGGCGAACTGCTTAAAACCATAGTGACAAAAGAACTCCCGCTGACAACTGCTTCCACAGTGATTGCTTCCGGAGCTCAAAGCGCCACTGCTTCCGGTATTCATAAGGCCGGCGAGATTATAAGCAAGGACACCAAGAGTGTGGAGGAGATAGTTAAGGACGCCGCAGATTCTGAAGCGCCTGACGATACCGTATACAACCAGAACGAACTTGAAGGTGTTGACGGGAAGCTGGGAGAGAGCATCCGCAACAGGCTGGATACGATAAAAGCACTGGAAGAGAGCATTGCGATAGATAAGGCTCAAGCGACAAAAGCGGCTCCTGCGCCAGAAGAAATTACAGCTCCGGAGAAGGAAGCGCCGGCGAAAACGACCCGCGAGTTTAGTAGCACGCAGACGCCACTCCCGCCCGAGGTGTCTCAAAACGTGAGGCAGGTGCAAAAAAAGCTTATCGCAAAAGAAGACCTTTATGAAGGGGAGGCTGAGGCGAACACGCTTGCAGGCAAAAACAGCCCGCACGTTACCGTTAAATACGGATTGCATACCGCCGAACCCGCTGACGTGGCGCCTGTTATGGAAGGGGTGGAACCGATAAAAGCGACAATTGGTGGAATTGAAATATTTGAAGGAAATGAAAACTATGATGTGGTGGTGGCGCGGGTTGAAAGCCGGCAGTTGCGGGAACTTAATGAAAAAATAGCATCAAACCTTGAAGTTACAGATACGCACCCCACTTACAAACCGCATATAACGCTGGCCTATGTAAACAAAGGCGCTGGCAAAAAGTATAAAGACCTTGAGACAGGACTGGAGGGGCAAACCGTTGTTCTGAACGAGGTGGAGTTCTCGCCCAAGAGTGGGGATGTAACGTCGATTCCTTTGACCGGAGCCGAAAGCGCTTTAACGGAAACCCCGCAGGCGAAAGAAAACTACACCATACCTGTGGAAATTCCTGAAAAGAGCGAATTACCTGTACCTGAAGGTAGTTTGCCCGAAACCCCAGCGCAGAGAGAATACAGCAAAAAAGGCTTGAAGGAGATAGAAAAACGCGCTTTTGACACCCTGTCTGCGGCGCAGGATTTTAGAAAAGAACTAACATTCCAAGGATTCCGTGCAGACGAACTGAAAATAAATCCACTTAAGAACGGGAAATATCGCGTGTACGTACAACGCAAGGTTATAGAGGCCGCACCGGAGGTGGCGCAACAGCCAGCGGAGCAGGAATTGATCGCCGAACCTGCAAAGAAAAAGCGAATGCGCGCCAATATTGTGCAGGCGGCGATAAACGGATTCCGCCGGAACTATAAGGGGGCTCAGGGGCTAGATATAAAAGTAGTGCAGAGCGTAACCGAACTACCATATGAAGCGCCTGAGAACACAGAAGGTGCCGTTCATGATGGATCCATATATCTGGTATCAGACAATTTGCCCTCACTGACACGGGCCCATGAAGTGATTCTGCATGAAGCGGTGGGGCATTACGGTTTATCAACAATGATGGGCGACAGATTTGCCCCATTACTGAAACTTGCCGAGAAATCTTTTGCAAACGAGCTAGCTGACATAGCAAGGCTTTACAAGCTAGACCTTGGAAATGAGAGCCACAGATTGCTGGCCGCTGAAGAGCTTATCGCAAGGAAGGCGGAGAGTGACCCGCAAGCTGGCATTGTGCGGCGCGCAATAATGCAGGTTCGGCAGTGGCTGAGGCAAGTTGGGATAAAAATAAAGCTTTCAGATAATGACATCCGGGCGCTTTTAACGAAAGCGAAAAAAAATCTTGAGAAAGGTTCCTCACCGGAGGGGGCCAAAGTAAAACCGGAAGCAAAGCTTAGCCTGGAGGGCGAAGGGAAGAAGAGCAACATACGGCGGCAAGCGGAAATTGCGATAAAGAGCCCGGAGCTTACGGCGGAAAACTTGGGTGCCCCGACCATGACCGATGCCGAGGCAGTGGCAATGGGGAAGCGGTATTACAGGGAAAACATGCACGGAAAAAGAGTTCACTCCCCTGCATTTAATGAAGATGCGGAGTTTGGTTCAAGGGGGCTGGCGTATCTTTTAACCCGTGGAAATGAAAAAGAAGTAGCCCGCCGCATGAAATTGCTCCCAATGGTTATACCAATAATTGAAAACCAAAAATATATAGACCCAGTGGATATACGAGCCGAAGGGAAAGGCCACAAAAGATATGGACTGACCGGCAGGTTTAAGAGTGGCGACGTGGTGACAATAGTCCTTGATGAAATTCAAAAAGAGGGAAAAAAATTCCTGAGTGTTTTTGATATAGGCAGGCTGAAAGGTGAGAAGCTTTACAAAAAAATGGACTTGCCCATCCCGGATGGGCAGATCGTCGCCGGTGGCACAGTCTCCGGGAAACAACCACCTTTGCACAATTCCAATGTAACGCCGGAGCCCAAAAAGGGCAAGAAAAAACCGAGGCCGGACGATGTACGCGAGTCCTTGCGGGATGCACTTGGCGACGAAATTGCCGGGATCAAGGCCATTTTGAAGCGGGACAAAAAGACGGATATCACGATGCTGGAACAAGTGGCTATGTCGCCTGAGTGGATGAAGCACCCGGTTATTAAAAAGATAGTGGATTTTGCCATGCGCCGCACGGATGAGTTTCACCGCCTGTTTAACTATTTTGACACGACTGACGACGGGAAGCGAGTTTCTGTAAAGATAAAGGATTTGGCCAGAAAGGGGCTAACCCGCACGCAGTTTGCCATGGGGAAACGGAGCCAGGATTACGAAGACCTTAAAACTGTGCTGACATGGGCAGACGAGAGAAAATGGGACGAGATAACAGAAAAAGACCCCGACAAGAGGGCGGCCGCCATAGAAAAAAAGACGTTAGATGCCATGCGGCGGATGGGGATGAGTGACGACACTATCGCCGTGTGGGGTGATATGCGGCGCGGGTTTGACAAGGCGCTGGACGAGCTCATGAAACCGATGCTGGAACTGAAAGCCGAGATAGACAAAGCGGCGCAGGCGGAAAAGACGCAACCCGTTTACCCCGACATCGGCGATATGAACCTGCGAGACATAATAAAGCAAATGGGTGAGCTGAAAGGATATTACGCACCGCGAAAACGAGTTGGCGACTGGGCCGTGCTTGCCAGAAAAAATGGCAAAGATTATCGTTTTCATGAGACGAGCGAACGCAAAGCGACCAAACGCCGCCGCCAGCTGATAAGGCAAGGATATGACGTGGCGGAGATAAGGGAAAACGACAACCCTGCGGAGGAGGTTTATCAGGAATTATCTACCGTTGCGACCGAGCAACTTGTGCAGAATGCAATAAAACACGCGGGAATGGATGCTGAAACGTCTGCCAGGCTTATGGCCGGGATACTGACGCAATCGGCAGATATAATAAAAGCCCGCGGGTTCCGGGCACACACCATCAGCCGACGCGACGGGGAAGTGGTGAGTGGCTACATTGAGGACCCGATGGAGCGGTATGCGCGCTATATGACCGGGGTGGCCGGAGGAATTGCCAAAGCGGACGCCGCAAAAAAGATGACCAGCGCATTGATGGGCGAGTTTGAGAACGGTGAACGCGTTGGAGGCATAGACTCCGCCAGGGAGCCAAACGCATATAAATATGCCACGAAATATATAAAAAACCAGCTTCGCAACTCGGACAAGTATGACGCGATTGTTGCAAAACTGAAAGCCTTGGCGGTGATTAAATACCTCGGGTTTAACCCGCGCTCAGCTTTGGTGAACATGACGGCGCTTGTGACGACCGTTCCGCCCGCCCTGCATCAATACGCAACGGATGGGAAGGCCACGTTGCGCGAGACCGGGTTCCAGATATCCCGCGCGATGAAAGACTATGGCAAATATATGGCCGGAAAAAAGAAGGGACTGACCACCGAAGAACGCCTTTTTATGGACAAGGTTCGCGAGGAACAGTATGACAACCCTCAACTGACCCGCGAGGCGATGGGGGAGATGGAAAATGCGTTTGGCGGTGCATGGAACAAGTTTATGAATTCCTCCATGTGGCTTTTTGGAAAAACGGAGCAATTTAACCGAGGCACAACATTGCTTGCTGGTTATCGACTGGCGCGGAAACATGGAAAAAACCACGAGCAGGCCATAGAGGCGGCACACACCGCGACGGACAAGGGGCATGGCGTATATGGCAAGGCTACATTATCCATATGGGCGCAGGGTGATGGCGCCGGCGAGAGAATTGGCCAGCTGTTCTCCGTCTTTCAAAAGTTCGGACACAACTATGTGCAGATGCTAGGCGACCTTGGAGTGGACAAGAAAAACTATAAAGCGTTCATGTATGCGCTGTTATCTAACGGTGTTGTGGCTGGAGGTGAGGCTTTTCTTTTGAGCAAGCCCTTCTTTTGGGTGATGGAAAAGATAATGGGCGCCCTGGGTGATGACCGCGACCCGGAGAAAATGGCGTATGACTGGGTTCGTGAGAAATTTGGCGAAGAAGTGGAAGAAAATACCCGATATGGGCTTATGAGCGCGGTGCCACAAATGATGGGCCTGCCGGGAATAAACATCGCCGGTTCGTTATCTGTTGGCGTTGGCATACCAAAAAATAAATTTGATCTGCTTGGCGCTCCTGGGGGTGTGTGGAAAGACTTTTTTGACGCGGCGGAAGCCATAGAAAGAGACGAATATTGGGGAGCGGCGGCAAAAATTGCGCCGAGCGTTATCGGCAACCCCTTAAAAGCTTATACCGAGCAACAGCGGGGAGCATATACCTTTTACAACAAACCTATAAGAAACCCGGATGGCACGACATACAAGCCGAGCGGCGCTGAAGCAGTGGCGAAAGCTTTAGGGTTTACATCGTCTAAACGGGCGGCGCTTGGCGCCAGACAGTGGGACGTGAAACGGGAGAAGAAAAAGTTTGCCGATCTGCGCTCCAAAATCTACGGGAAGTATAAAACGTGGCTGGCGGATGATGGCGAAGACGAGGAGCTGTGGAACAAAATATTGGCGGAAATAGAAGCTTACAACAACCAGGTGGCGGATAACGGCCTGCCATGGCCGTTTATCACGGGGAAATCACTTATTGCGTCCGCGCGGGGGCTGTATAGGGATTAGAACTATTTCAGCGGGGTCAATATTGATGTCAAAGAGCCCCAATTTTCGGTAGTGGGTCATTAGGGGCTCTTTTCTTACAAATATCCTTTAGATTACCCTTAAATGCCTTTTTTTAGATGAATCCTCGCCAAGTCCATACATCTGACTCAATTCTTTGCCAAACATGCAAAGAGCCAAGGCTAAATCTTCTAACGTGTAACCAAGTTCGGTAAAATGGACATTAATCATATGGGATATTAGTTTCGGTTGTTCATGAGGAAAATCAAGCTCAGGTGGTTCTTGAGTCCTCATCCCTCGCCGACTAATCTGCTTCCACAAATATTCATGCTGAGTAGGGCTTATTACATCTAAAGATTTGGCCCGCATGACAAGTGCTTGTATAGCCACCCTCCAAACAGGCTTAAGACTCGCAAAGCGATCCAAGCTTGCTCTCCCGTTGCCCCGCAGGTAAACTTTTATATCAGAGGCGGGCATTAAAAGTGCTGACGCAAAATTATTTGCTTGTCGTTCCATGTCTGGATTGGGAATTTTATGCAAAATAATGTGAGCAAGTTCGTGCCCCAAAGTAAACCGCATTCGATCTGCTGGTTGGCTGGAATTAAGGAAAATACAAGGAGGCATTCCCGGTATCATTAAAGATATTCCGTCAACTGCTGTTCCGGCAAAATTGCACCATAGAACAAACACGCCAGCATTTTCTACATACTCAGTCAGATTGTCCAAGGGACCCGGTGGAATATGCCACATTCCCCTTATTAATTCAGCAATAGCTTCACCTCTTCCACCGTATTCCTCTATATCAAATTCGGGCAATGATAGTTGTGGATGAAAATCTACCGATTTCAGGAGCTTTTTTAAATGCATTATTTGGATATTTACTCCAGCATAAACCCTATCCAAATCCTTTTTCCCAACGCTTGTTTTCTTCCTATACATGGGATTTTTAGAATGGACACTTACTGGAAGCCCATGAGTTTTTTCTTCTTGGTAGAAAAAACTTTCAGGATATTCCAAGATTTTTGAAAATTGCTGAACAACCTCACGTGGAGGGACTGTTAAAATATTTTCAATCTTGGAGATATAACCTTGGTCAAGACCAGCTTTCTGTGCAAGGTCTTTCTGCGTTATCCCTCTTGATTGCCTTGCTACAATTAAAAGATTTGGATTGAACATCGCGTCCATATTCTACTGTTGATTTTCTTTCTTCTTTAGCAATTCATTAGCTTTGTCAATGCGCACTCTCACTGTATCTTCAACAGGCGGTAGTGCAGGTGTAGATGTCGGAATAGGATAAACAGTAGCGAGGCTTGTGCCAATACTATATGCCCATTCAATGTTTTTACCATTTCGCTTAACAATCATTAATTTTTCTATATCTGATTTTAAGGAATTGAGTACATAAACAAAATCTGTCCGAATAACATCCGGAATGCCTATTATATCTACCTGTGGATCGTTGAAATCTAATGCAAGCTGTGTAGGAAAGTTACGAGAAATACCATTCTTATCAGCAAACTTAAAACGAAGTGCGACTCGATTATCAAAAACAAAGAGTGCTGTCTGGTTCTTTTCAATAATCTGAACATTTGGTTTTGCGTCCAATGACTTTTTTGCTCTAGTAATGAAACGCTCCCAAATAACATTTGCCCGTGTACGCAAGTTGTCTAAAAAAACCGTTTTCTGAATGGCTTTCCAGTCAGCCAACGCCCCAAGCGCGGCTTCAGCAAGCTGTGTTTCATAGGGGGCTAGCACTTCCTTTACTTGTCTTTCTTCAAAATCCATAAATAAAACCTTTCATTTAAATACTGAGAAATTATAGCATAAAAGTGCCGAAACAAAAGACGAAATATGACAGAAATATGAACTAATTGAATATTAAGGATATAGGTGGGGATTGAGTTTTACCGTGTCTCCATCTATTACCTTGATTACGTCCGCCTGATATGGGCCGTAGGTTGCAAAGACTATGAAGGCGGTTAGGGGATTAATCCCAGAAATCGGAGAGATTTAAATCAAAACCCTCGTCAATCGGCGTGAAATCTTGTTTTTTATCCGAACCTCCGTGGAGGTTAGAGAGTGGGGTAAAGCCTTGCTTTTGGGGCTTAATCCCATTTTCCAAGAATAGATCGCGGGGACGCCTAACCCCACCGTTGGCAATCTCGGACTTGATAGCATTGAGTTCATCAATGGTGTATTGGGGGTTCCATGCTTCGTCGCCGAGAGAATCTAACTTTTTCTGAACGCGATTAAAAATCTCATCAATAGCGGAAAGGTTGGCAAAATCAGGATGGACTTTCTTTACAGCTTTCTCCCATTCTTGATAATCTGCCAGATGCTGGTCTTGACTAGATTTTTCGGCAGTGGGGATAAGATCATCAAATGTAACCGGTGATCGGGCTTGGTTGGCTTCTTTGCTCCCCGAAGATGCAACCCCCGCCTCTTTGTGCCGCCAATCAAATTCTTCCTCCCACTCTTTTAAAAGGATATCCATTTTCTTATTGCGCTGATTTAGTATTTTGATCTGAGCTTTAATGGCGCGAAGTTCGGATAGCTTCTTCTCCTTTTCTGCTTGATAAGATCGATCTTCCTTCGCCCACGCCCTTTGTTGGCGCCGCCATTGCCGATCTTCTTCCATCGCCTCCAGTTGTTTGCCCATCATATAACCATTTATTCCTGCGCCAATTATCCCGTCCGTTAAACCGGGCGATGGAACAAACATTCTTGGTGCCGGTGTTGGTATCTCTACAGATGGAACAGACCATGAATTTACACCCCCCCTCTTACCTGTGTAAGGGTTTGTATTTCCTTTTGTACTCCAGTTATTGTAGGTATTTCCGTCTCTTGTAGAGCGGTAGTATGGCGCAACGTATGTGCCGCTCTTCTTTAAATATCCGTCCACATAATCCCCAGCGGATGATGGAGAAAAGGAAAATAACAACAAAACCACTGCTAGTATCAAGGCTGATTTCCAGTTCATATTCATGTAGATAGTCTTTCGCAAGTTTGGGTGGTGCCCAGATAGTAATTCACAATCGTCATTGAATCCCCCGAGACCGAGAAGGTGCCTGTTTGCACCGTTCCCGGGGATGCTGCGGCACAATCCGTTGTTTGGACTGTTCCGCTCCAGTTGTCTCCGCTTGTGCTGACTGACAACGTGGTGGAGCATACACCGGGTATCACTTGAGCCACACTATTTTCCGTTATCGTATATGTGGCGCCAAGAGAAGAGACGTTTGTCCCATTTTCTGTGACTATCAGCCATGCCCCAACCCAACTGGAATTATCGGAGCCCCCTCCTCCTCCTCCACCGCAGGAGACTAAAAGAACCGCAAGACAAAGAACCACCCCTATTTTTCGCATCGTGTTCCTCCCCTTGAAAATATCCCTATCCTTTTTTAAATCTCCTGCCACGCTATCCCCACAACGCGGCCTATGATTTCTACCTTGCCCCTCTTGTATTGTTCCGGCTCATGGGCCGGGTTAATTGAGTATAACCAAATTTCGCCCGATTTTGTATCGTATCTCACTTTTTTTATTACTGCACCATCTTGAGCGGGGATGTTTACGCAATAAATATGCTCCCACTTGGCTGTTTCCGGAGAAATACGCTCTTTTTTGCAAACGACCAGCGACCCTTTTTTAATAAGTGGTTCCATGCTGTCCCCGTCTACCCATGCCGAAATATATTCGCCACCACCAAACCTGCCTTTAACGGCTTTGTGTAGCGCTACTTTTTCTATCTTTTTGTAAACACTGACGATAGCGGGGCCAGCGCCCACGGTTCCGCAGAGCTCGGCCTCAAAAAAATCGGCGTTTTTACCCTTGGTTGCAGGGGGTGGGATGACTGGAACTTTGCCTGTCCAGAGGTAATCCGCTGATACCTTTAATGCATTCGCAATAGCCCAAAGATTACTAGGGGAGGGCTCTGTATTCTCCCTGTAAATATAGTTTTTTAGCGTTCCCCTATTTATTCCTGTGATCTCCGAAAGAGTCTTTAAGGATACTTCCTTCCCTTCAACAACCTGTTTTAGGTATTGCTGAAAGAAATTTATTTCTTTGTTTTTACTCGGGTTATTAACCGTTGGTCTCTTTTGATGCTTTTTTTCTTGCATGTGGTATCAATTGAGGCTTACAATCCACCCATAGCCAATTAGCACAGGTAGCAGACACGATGAGCGGATCAAAAATTTCTCCTTCCATATATAGACGCGGAAAGGCCCCGGTGGCGCTCGTCCCTCTGGTGTACCTGTGCTTATGTTATTCCAGCCCGACCAAAGCCGGGGTCTTCCCACATCAATATAGTACATATGCAACATACGATACAAACAATGTAAATGTGCGTTTAGTTTTCGGGGTTGACACTCCCCGAACGTTCACCCACCCTGCACCCTTCGGGCTGGGTGACACCTCCCCTTTACCTCCCCTGGCACGCTCCACACCCTGCGTATGTGCCGGGGGAGAAAAAAACACGGATGTTCCGCCCCTCCTACCTTACTTCCCCAAGTATCCGCACGGGGCGGGGCAGACCGTTTACCAGCCCCCTTAGCTAAATATCGCCGAGGATGGCGGCGAGCGCAATCATTGGAAATTACAAAACGTATCACAGGGAGAAAAAGGGACGTGAGCATAGCAGAAAAATACAGGACAGAAAATTACAGGGAGCCGTGGGAGCCGAGTGACAGAGAGGTTGTGGACGCAACCGGCGACACTGTGTGTGAGATTTTTCCACCGGGGATGACACTGCGACAGAGGCGAATGGTGGCCTGCGTGAACGCCTGTGAGGGAATACCTACAGCCGCTCTTTATCTTATTCAGCCGGTATTCAAAAAAATATCTATCGCCTCATTGCAGGAGATTTTGGAAAATGCAGAGCTGGAGAGGGGCGATGGCTAACAACAAAAAAGAGCGGAAGAAGGTTGCGTTTACAGCGGAAAACATTGTGCTGATTGACCAGTTCCATAACCTTATTTACAACGATCCGCGTTATACGGCGAAAGATTTTGGCGAGTTGCTAAATTGTTCCACCCAACAGCTTTGCAACGCGCTTGCGACCGGCCAGCGAGCTGACAATTATGCTGTGCCACGGCTGGATTGGCTGATTCCTGCTATCCGTAAATCAAACAATTTCAAGCCGCTTGATTATATCGAAGCGAGCCTGAACAGGTTTGCTATTCCATTGCCCGAGAGGGAGCACACGACAGAAGAAATTCTGGAGGTGATGAGTAGCCTTGGCAAAGAAGTTGGTGACATATACGACAGGGTTAACCGTGCGCGGCATCCGGATTCGCCGGGAGGTGTGCAGATGACGAAAACCGAACGCGTTGAGGCCATGGCGGAGGTGCTGGATGTTCAACGCATTTTACAGGAACTTTATAAAAAACTTGGTAGCGAAGAGAAGGAGGCCGAATGAAACTTTCAGAGGCGGAATATAACGCGAAACGGGACGCTTTTGCGGCGGCGGCCATGACTGGGCTATTGGCCGATCAGAGCATAGACCCCCCTCCGTATGAGGACATTAGCGAGTGGGCGGAGGATATTCGCCGTTATGCCGAAGGCATGATGAAAAGCCTTGGATATGAAAAATGACAGGGGCTTGCGCAGTTAACGGTAAACACAAAGGAATGCGACTTTTTGTTTTTTCAGGAAACAGGTTTCCGCAGGTAAAAATTGCGTGCGCCGAATGCGAGGAAGATATCGACATCGAGGACCTGGACGAAGCAAGCGTTGAAAAGGTGGCGGAAGCAGTGCTGGATTATCACCAAACTGGAGCCATGAACCCCACACAATGAGTAAGCATTTTAAGTGCGAGGAGTGTTCCACGGTTTTGCAAATCGGCACTGTGCATGATTGCCCCATTGAGATGATTGGATTTAAAGATGACAGAAAAAAACGAGACGAAAAAGAAGTGGTGGACGACGGCGGAGCTGGCGGAGCGGTGGAGCATGAGCCGAAGCGCGGTAATCCGGTTGGCTGAGAGAGGTCAATTGCGAGGAATAAAACACCCTGGAGCTTACAAGTTCAGCGCGGAGAGTGTTAAGGCATATGAAAACAAAGTGAGGTTTTAGACATGAAAAATACCTTTACAAGTGTGGTTGAGGGCTACAGGGATGGATCCCTGTTAGGCGAACTCAATGACGTTTACCGCTCCGTTGTTGGAGCGGTGCAAGAGACGGGCAGGGTGGGTGAAATCTCTCTTGCTCTGAAAATATACCCACCCGGACGAAGCGGCGCAGTGACTGTGGAAGCAACTGTGAGAAACAAACAGCCATCTTTCCCGCCTGAAAAACAGAGTTATTTTATTGGCGAGGATGGCGGACTGCAATTGCTACATCCAAAACAGACAGGGCTTTTTGACGCAGGCGAAGAAAACAACAAAGTAGCACAGATTGGAGGAAAAGCATGAAAAGGAGCGGAGTGGAGGGCGACTTGGAGCCGACAGAAAAAGAGAGCGATATCAGGGTAGCGCTAGAGGCAGGAGAAAAGTTTGCAACCCTGGCGGCCAAGCCGCATTCACCAGCTGGAGGGCTGAAAATATCGAATGGTATCCCCTTTGTATTGTTACCGGAAGGTATGGAGGTGGAGAGCTTGGAGCACCTCCTTCCCCCGCCAGAAGATCGCCGTGCCGATGTTGAGATTGTGGCGACGGATAGCTTCATCCGGTATTTTGACGACTACAAGGTTGAGGGGGTAAGCAGGATATTTGGTCTGGTCTCCGAAAGTAGCGCCACTTTTTCAGCTGTATTGGATTATCACCAGGTTGGTGCTAAGGGCGCCCCGGGCTGGGGGCACCATCGTGTGCTTTATTCCATGAAATTATCGCCGGAGTGGAAAAGGTGGATCGAGACTAACGGCGAGAAAATGGATCAGGTGTCCTTTGCTCAGATGGTGGAGGACAGGGTGCCTGATTTTGTGAAACCGGAAGGTGGCGTCATGTTAACCATGGCGCTTGGTTTTGAGGCTAAGCCGAACGTTTCCTACAAAAGCCACATCCGACTGGAAAATGGCGACGTGCAACTGTCTTACGAGGACACGTCAAACGCCACTGCGGGCAATGAAAAAATACCATCCAAATTCACTTTTAAGGTTCCTGTCTTTTTTGGCGAACCGGCAGTGGAAATCACCGCTCGACTCAGATTCCGCATAAATGGTGGAGCGATAAAGTTGTGGTACGAGATAGAGCGACCACACGAAATTATCAAAGAGGGTTTTGATATGGCGTTGGCGCGCATAGAGACGGAGTGTAAAACCAAAATCACATTAGGAGTGCCAACGATTCCGAAGGTGAATTTGTAACGTAGCAACAGGAGAAGAGAATTATGAGCGAAGACAAGTGGAGGCATCGCACCGCTGAGATGCGGTGCCAAGCGTGCATGTATTTTGTGGCAAAAATACCAATCGATGATGAGACTGGTGAAGGAAAACTCGGAAGGTGTCGCCGAAATGCACCAACGATGAAAGGATGGCCAGTGATGTTTCGCGGCGATTGGTGCGGGGAACATAAGCTCGACGAAAACAAAATCTAGAAGTTTTACCTACTATTATTTTTTTGAAAGGAAAGAAAGTGGAAGCAAGGCAGAATTTAAAAAAAGTGACGGAAGAAAAAGCACCAAAGCCGACAAAGGAAGTGCTGGCGCTGGCACGAAAGATCGTGACGGTGATAGCAGGGAAAAGTATAGATTCTGTTGTCGATGCTTTTAACCTTGTAATGAAGGCCCGCGCGAGAAGGAGAGACCAGGCTATACAGTCCGCCGCTACTGCCTATGATTCGCCTGGAATCGATATCAATATCGTCGACGACCTTTCGGATGAGCTGGCGGAGCCAGCACACATGGTTCAAGGGAAAACCACTGCTCCACTGGATCACTAACTTTTGCGGCTGTGCGCGAGGGAGACAGTAAAAGTATTGCGCCTTTTGCTTCTCCTTCGCTGTTGCATGACGGTCGTGTGACGCTTCTTATAGGGAAAAATCATGGAACTTTCTATATCTGAGGTTTTTATCGTGACACTTTGCGCCTGCGCTGTTGTTGTGCGGACGCTGGTTGTTTTTGTCCTGGCATTCTCACCACTAATCGAATGCGAAGAGGCGCTGGTGCCAGAAGGAGAGCTAAATCAGGAAACGATAGACGCTATTGTGGGTAAAGGGAAATGAATGGATCAAGGTGGATGGGTTCCGATAGACAAGACTCTGGTGTTCTATCTGCCGACCAACAGGGAATATTCCGAAGTGGAGGCTATGTTCGTGCTACAGGTTGATTTCGACAAGGGGGTTGAAAAATCTGAACGTCACTACTCACAGCAATGGGGCTGGGGCAGGACACGAGTGCGAAATTTTTTGAAAAGAGTTAAGCGTACCACCACCGAACCACAAGCGTACCACCCTGATACCGGGAAGAAACCACCCGCACGCATAATAATCAACAGGTTAGGTGGCAAAAGAAGCCACCGCCGAACCACAAGCGTACCACCGCCGAACCACAAGCGTACCACCTCTTTAATCCTAAATCCTAAGACTGAAAACAAGAAGGGGAGAACCTTGCCCCTTGATTTTCGTTTGACCGAAGAAATGACGAAGTGGGCCGCAGAAAAAAATATCACGCTCAATCTCGATTGGGAGATAGAGAAATTCAAAAACAAATTTATCGGTTCTGGAACTGTGGACACGAATTGGAGCGGAAGATTTAAGAACTGGCTGATACGTGGAATGGATTATATCAAACCTGATAACGGGCAGTTGCAGATCAGCGCTGTGCGTGCCGCAGACGTGGCGGAGGCTCAGAAGTGGGAGTATCACAAGAAGAAAATTTTACGTGAGTCTGACGAGGATAGAAAGCAGGCGCTGGGTAAATACATGAAGAAGTTCCGAGAGATAACCGAAGGAGCAAAAGATGGCAAAAGCAAAAAAACAACTGACTGACATGCTTCTTGCGCTGACAAAAAAAGTTGATGACATGGCGAAGGGGCATGAGTTTTGGCTCGAAGAAGGGGGTAGCGATGCGCTGACAAGAAAGTATCTCGCACTGAAAGCTATCAGCGAAGAAGCTAAGAGGTTGTTGAAGAAAAAGTTAACGCAACAGAACGAGGGATAATGAAAGTTGAGATAAAAAATAGATTCAACGGAAATATTTTATTTAGCGGCGAGTTTGAAAGCCTGCGATTGACAGTTGAAGCGGCGATAAAAACGTCTGCCGACCTGAGGTCTGCCGACCTGAGGTCTGCCGACCTGAGGTATGCCAACCTGAGGTATGCCAACCTGAGGTCTGCCGACCTGACGTCTGCCGACCTGAGGTCTGCCGACCTGAGGTATGCCGACCTGAGGTATGCCAACCTGAGGTATGCCAACCTGAGGTCTGCCGACCTGAGGTATGCCGACCTGAGGTCTGCCAACCTGAGGTCTGCCGACCTGACGTCTGCCAACCTGACGTCTGCCGACCTGAGGTCTGCCGACCTGAGGTCTGCCGACCTGAGGCATGCCGACCTGACGTCTGCCAACCTGACGTCTGCCAACCTGACGTCTGCCAACCTGACGTCTGCCGACCTGAGGTCTGCCGACCTGAGGTCTGCCGACCTGAGGTCTGCCGACCTGAGGTATGCCGACCTGAGGTATGCCAACCTGAGGTCTGCCGACCTGACGTCTGCCAACCTGACGTCTGCCGACCTGACGTCTGCCAACCTGACGTCTGCCAAAGGCCTTAACCGGTATTTAACAAGCCCCCTAATGATGTTAAACGATCAAATAGGACCTATCCGCGCTTATAAACTGGTCGACAAAAACGGTGAAGGCGTCCATCGTGGCGGAGTTAAATATGAGATAGGTCAAGAAGTTGAAGAGACAGAAATCAATACGGACATTGAAAAAGGGTGTGCGGCGGGAATAAACCTGGCAACGCTTGACTGGTGCCTCCGAGAATATATTTCAGGTAATGGACATGGCGAAGGCTGGCGTATTTTTGTCGCTGAGTTTACAACAGCCGATCAAATAATAATACCCGTGAACACAGACGGTAAGTTTCGTGTCCGCAAATGTAAAATCGTTGGGGAAAAGAATTTAGCTGAACTTGGCATAAACCACAAAGCGGTTTCTGAATGAATACGCAAGCGTATGTACAGGGAAAACGCGCCGCTTTTGAATGAAACAAAACCCAGAATGGTAGATTCGGAGGTGGTGGATGCTTGAAATAGAATGGACGGAGGTGAAAACGTGAAATTTTCAGATAAATCAGATTGTGTCGAGTGTCGTGGACTTTCCCATGTTGTTCACATCCCCACGGAAAACACCTGTGCGGAGCATAGTGGTTTCATCACAGCATGGGTAGTGGAGTTTGAAGGGGCTAAAGTCGTCTTCGATAATCTTGAGGATGCCATTGAACACACAAGGAATCATCTCAGTGAAATGCTTGAATCTAGTGAATGTTTAATAACTCTATCCCAAAAGCCAATGTCTAAAAAAGAGTTTGATAAGTTAAAAGAATTTGATGGTTATTAATAACGGAGGTGGTGAATGCCTGATATATCAATGTGCCTGGACAAAAAATGCCCCAGCGCAAACACTTGTTATCGGTATATAGCAACACCGAGTAAATGGCAGTATTATTCCATTTTTGGCAGGGAAAAAGACCAGTCACAATGTGGCGATTTTATTCCTGTGGAAAAGCCGGAAGCGTGAGAACATGATACCAACCGCCCAGCCCCTTGACTTTTCCCCCTCGCTGGTGGGAACATTCCTTTGCGGGATAGTGGAGGAGTGTCAACCTTACAGGGTTAATGGGATGAGTGTCTGGATAGAACCGGTGCGCGGGCATGAAAAATGTCCGGAGCCGAACTGCGGGGAGAGGTTCAACAAATCTAACGGGTTTTTGTGTGTGCGTCACAATCAGCGTCCCAGGCGTATGCTTGTCGGGTTTTCCGGGGCCGACGTCATGGAGGCCCTGGGCAAGCGGAAGGTAACCAAAAGCTACAATTCCGAAGGATTCCCCATCACATGCGAAATGGCGCAATGGTACCTAAAAAAGATCAAAGAAGAAAAAAAAAGCGGCACGTTCAACCTGCGTGATTATGTGGAGAAAGACCGCAACCGGATGCGGTTTGCCAATTATTCACAGGAGTATTTGGCGCACCTGGCTGGGCGTGTGGAGCGTGGAGACTTTTCACACAGGCATTACAAAAACACTAAAGGGGTGTTCAAACATCTTGCGTGGTTTGACCGGCATGATATCCGCACAATAAACCGGGGACTTATCCAAAAATGGGTTAATGAATATACCGGTACCACGGATAAGGTTAAAAACTGGACGATGCGTCGCCTGCGCGAAATGCTGAACTGGGCATATGAAAACGAAGACATCCCTTCCCGCGCTCGGCAAATGCCGTTTATTGCCGTTGATGAGACAATGCCGGTGGCGCTGACACGCGCACAACAGCTAAAAATCATAAAAAAGGCTGATAAGCGCCACCGGCCAATACTTGAGTTTGCAATGTTGACCGGACACAGGCCGAGCGTTATTAGAGCTTTGCAAGTTCAGGACTTGGACTGGAGACGCGGAATTTACATTACCCGGCGACGGTTTGACAATGAGCGCCTAAAGGATGGTTTGAAGACCAAAAAGAGAAAAGAGGCAGCTTACCCATTGGAGCGCGTGCGTCATATCATAGAGAAGACTCTAAAGGGGCGAGTGTACGGCCCGCAAACATTTATATTTGAGTATCAGCACAAAATGACAAAGAAGTGGGTTCACTATACAAAAGACTCGCTTCAGGCCGCGTATACGGCGGCGCGTGACAAGGCGGAAGTGTCGAAGGAAGCAACGCTGTATTCGTTCACCCGACACAGTATGGCGTCTCAACTCGCGGAAGCTGGCGCCAATAATGACCAGATAGCTGACGTTCTTGATAACTCAGGGAAAGTAGTTCAGGAGCGATACAAAACAGTCACAGTAAAAAATCGAGATAACGTTTACAGCCTGCTGTCTGCAAAAACAGAACCCAAAAAGGCGGGCAGGAAGTGAGCAAAAATCTGCTTTGCGGAACTTTGCGGGCAGACAAAACTGTCTGATTTAAAACGTAAGTCATTGAAAAATGGTCGGGGCGAGAGGATTCGAACCTCCGGCATCCTGCTCCCAAAGCAGGATGTGTGTCTCCAACTAATTGAAAAAACATATCTAAAAAGCGCCAAAATCTGCTTTGCGGAACTTTGCGGACAATCTGCGGGAGGCAGATAAATGGATAAAAAACTATATTGCTAAATGCGGATGCCAGCATCAAGCATAAGGTTCAGTTTGCGATTTTGCGCAAGTTTACGATTTGGAGTGAAATGTGCACCAAACTTAAAATCGTATAAAAACTTTAATAAGCACGCCCCGCCGGAGAAAAAATCATTTTCAACGCTTCATGTGAAACATGTAGTTTCATTAATATGAAACAAGATGTTGCGTTTCCTTGAAACATTTGGTAGCATGATGGGCAAATATCTATTTTACCCGGATTGCATACATGGCCAAAAAGGTAATCACCGACAAACAGAAAGCCTTCGCTGACCACTATCTAGCAAACGGTGGAAACGCAACAAAAGCGGCCAAGTCAGCTAAATACAGCCCCAAAACAGCGTATTCCCAAGGCCAACGGCTGTTGAAAAATGCTGAAGTTAAAAAATATATAAAATCCCGCCGAAAAAAAACCTCCGAAAAACTCACAAATACCTACGAAGAGCGTGTAAGCACTGCCCAGGAAATCCTTGACCGTTGTATGGAAGTCGCTGAAGCGAGGGACAAGAAGGGCGAAGCGCTTGGCCATTACGTCTTTGATTCCAGAAACGCAATTTTAGCAAATGAGCAACTGATAAAACTGGGCGGACATTATGCCCCAGAGCGGCATGACCACCGTCACCAGTTTAAAAACTTAAGCGACGAGGAGCTGGAGAGGGAGATTGAACGGCTGGGAGGAGGTGCATAATGGCTATGGCTGTTAGAAAGCTCCCGTGTACGCGAGAAGAAAAACTACGACTTGCGCAACTATTGTTTGAGCGGAATCGACGCAAAGCGGAAAACAGCCTGAATTATTATCAACCGTACAAATATCAGAAGAAATTTTTCAAATCTGGCGCTCTTTTTTCCCAGCGCCTGCTTATGGCGGGGAATCGCGTTGGCAAAACAGATTGTGGCGCGCGTGAGATGGCATATCACCTCACGGGATTGTATCCGGACTGGTGGGAAGGGAAGAGGTTCGATGGGCCCATCAGAGCATGGGCAGGGTCTGACTCCGCCGAAACAACCCGCGACAATCAACAGTCGGCGCTGTTCGGCGATCCCGAAGACCCGTCATTATTTGGAACAGGCGCTGTGCCGAAACACCTTATCGGCCCCACCAAGCCGAAAACTGGCATACCTAACGCATTTACAACTGTTCTGGTCAAACACGTTACTGGCGGATGGTCGGCGCTGGCTTTCAAATCATACGACCAGCGCCGCAAAAAATGGCAGGGTAAAAAACTCGATGTTGTATGGCTCGACGAGGAGCCGGCGCAATCTATTTATGCGGAAGCAGTGACGCGGACATTGGATAAAACGGGCATCACGTATCTGACGTTTACGCCGCTGATGGGTTTGTCTGATGTTGTTTTGAGGTTTGTACAGCCGGAAAATGGGGCTACCGGACAGGACGTGACCATGGCAACATGGGACGACGCGGAACATCTTGACGAGAAGGCTAAAGCTGAACTTTTAGCCACGTTACCAGAGCATGAAAAAGAGGCGCGGAGCAAAGGCGTTCCGTCACTCGGGGCCGGCAAGATATACACGGTTTCTGAAGCCTCCTTAAAAGTTGACCCGTTTGAAATCCCCGATCATTGGCCGAGGTTATTTGCCCTGGACGTTGGGTGGAATAAAACGGCAGTTATCTGGGGGGCGCGTGACCGCGATTCGGATATTGTGTACCTCTATTCCGAACACTACAAGGGCGAAGAGCAACCATTTTATCACGCATCCGCTATTCGCTCTCGCGGGGACTGGATACCTGGCGTTTTTGATCCCGCGGCGCGCGGGCGGAAGCAGGACGATGGAAAACGACTTTCGGATATGTACAAAAAAGAACTCCATGGCCAGTCACTCCACAAAGCCAAAAACGCAGTAGAAGCAGGTTTGCACGAAGTCCATTCGCGCATGAAAACAGGACGACTGAAAGTGTTTTCGACTTTATCTAACTGGTGGGAGGAATATCGGATTTATCACCGCAAGGAAGACGGGAATATCGTTAAAAAGAACGATCACCTAATGGATGCTACGCGCTACTTAGTGATGGAGATTAAGCGAGCGCTTACAAAAATATCTGCATTGCCACCAATAGAACAACTGGAGCCGGACGCTGATGGAATCTACTTCTGATCTGTCAAACAATCCTAGCATCGTGGATCAGGGCAACCCTGAGTTTGACGAGATGGGAAAATACCTACGTGAAAATCTGGAGCGCTGGAAAAAATCAAAGCAGGAAATAGACCGAAAACACGCCAACTTTTACCGCGACTATCAGCGCATTCCCCGCACCGACGATACCCATGGAACAGGGCAGGCGCGTGCGAGAAAGGCCCAATCAATATTTGTCGGCTCAACCCGCAGGAAGGTCCGCACGGCACGCGCAAAGCTGAAAGACAATCTACTTTATGCGGGTAGAGAAATCCCGTTTGATCTTAAAGCGAAAAAGACGAAACTTGCGCCATTGGCCGAGGCAATGGAGACAATTTTGCGCCAACAGCTCAAAGACGGAGGATTTCCGAGCGCATTGTCGCAGGGGACAAACACTCTGCCAGTTTATGGAACGGGCATGATCTTCGGACCGCTCGTGCGAGATAAAACACATGTTGAAACACGAATGGATGAAACGACATTCGAAATATCTGAGGACACTTACAAATATCCAGAGCCGTATTTCGAACTTGGGCACACGATGGACATCGTGCCAGACCCGGAAGCTAAGTCAACTGAAGATGCCCTTGGAATTTATTGGGTAAAGCGGGAGCGACCGGAAAACCTGAAGAAATGGAAAAACCAGCCTAGCTATGTAAACATCGACCTCGTCCTCGCCGCAGGAACGGAGCTACGCAAAGACGAGGGAAGTGATCTTGCCCAGAAATATGCTCCGGTGAAAGAGTATTACAACAAAAAGGACGGAACTGTTGAAGTAGATCGCTATTTCGGACGCATACCTACATCCGCACTAGAGAGATTCCTTGAGACCGCCGGTGACGACTATCCGTACACAATCGAGGACTTTGAAACCATCGGGTTTGACGACGAAGCAGAGGTGGTGGCAATTATCGCAGGGGGGTTCATTGTGTCCATTGCCCCATCACCATGGAGCGGCAGGGTAACTCACCGTTGTGTGTATGAAGAAAACGAACACGAATTCTACGGTACAGGTGTTGCGGAAAATAACGAAGCATATCAAAAGATGGATAACGCCGCGATCAGATTATTGCTTGAAGGAAAAAGCCTCGCCATGTTGCCATCCATGGTCGTGAATCGCTCAAAATTCCTTGCAACAGAGGACTTCAGACTTCGCCCAGGCAAAGTGTGGCAAACAAAACTGGATATGACGAAGGAAGAAATTGACGCGGCTATAAAGTTTATTTTTTTTCCAGACGTGACAGATGGATGGAGAGCAATACTTGATCTATCGCAAGAGCTTGGCGAAAACGATACCGCTATGCCGAAGTACACGCAAGGAAACGACGCAAAGCATCTCAATAAAACGGCGGCTGGACTATCGATGATTATGTCTGCGGCGTTCCTGCCGCTAAAAGAGGTGCTGCAGAACATCGACAACATGTGGGTTATTCCGTGCCTCGAGGCTCTGATCGAATGGGACTTTAAATATCTTGACGCTGAAACAGTTCGGCGACTTCATGGTGACGATATTGCTACAAAGTGGCAAGCGATAAAGAAATATGGAAAGTCCAATCTTTTTGATTACAAGTCGACAGGAGCATCAACAATGATGGCCCGCGAAGTGATGGTGCAGAAAATACACGGCTTTCTGATGACTGTCACATCGCATCCATCCATGGAGGCGCTGGTAAATTTGCGTGAATTACTGGACACATTGTGGGAGGCCGGGAATTTCGCACGCACGTCTCCCGTGAAAAAAGAGGAGGACCTGGAAATTGATGCGCTCTTGCAGGAGATAGAAAAGCTCAAGGGGCTGGTAGCTGAAAAAGCACCAATGGGAGTGGGCGGAGACGTTCAGATAGGCGAGGAGGCGACCAATGCCGTTGCTTGAAGATATTCAGAACAAAAACCAACAGCTACTAAACAATATGCGTGAATGCTGGCCACCGATTGCCGATGAGCTGAAGGTGCGGCGGGCGACGCTTGGCGAAAAACTTATATCTAAAAACTGCGAGGAAACTCGGGGTCGAATCAAGGAGATAGACACGCTACTTGAATTCCCGAACCGCCTCGCAGCCGAAATATCCGAAATCTCCAAGGCGCCTGAAGGCGGCGTGGACTCGGAAGAAGGTGAATACGGGATTCCCGGTAACGACGAGCTTATAGATCAGCTAAGAAGTTACGGCCCCAAACAAGAGGATTAAAAAGGTATGAACGAACGAGAAGAGGCGGTCACAGCTACCGAAGAGCAACTGCGTGAAAAGGCCCATGAACTCTATGAAGAGGGTAAAACCCCTGAAGAGGTCGCGGATTCCCTTGGGCAAATGCGTGAAAACGGCGTGATGTCCACTCCCAAACCTGAAAGCCAGAGTCCGGACGAGAACGAAAACGATTCTGACGGAGAAACTGGCAAGGGTGAGGCGGACAAAACTGGTGGAAATGCTGACGAAGGTGATGAGGAATTAACTCCCGCGCCGCAGGAGGAAGAGTTAACAGAGCTCAAGGCAAGATTGGCGACGCTTGAAAAACAGGCGAACGACAACAAGGCTTGGGGGACAAAGGCTAACCAGGAGGCGGCGGCGCTTAAAAAAGCCAATGCAGAACTCAAGAAAAAAATTCTCGAAACAAACGAACCTGAAATTCTCAAAGATTTGGAAGGACTCGAAGGTGCTATTGACCATGTTCTTGAAAAGAGGGGGTTGAGCGCCAAGACCCAGACGAGTGATGGAACCCTCGACAAAGACCAGCCGAGTGATTCTTCCGTCAGTAATAGTGATGCTGAATATGCCAAGTGGCATAAAGAAATATGTGACGCCCATTCGGAATTCCCAGAGTTAAGCAAAAAACCGGAGATAGCGGCCCGGATTCAAGCAAAGATTGATGAACTCGGCTCCGAAGCGTGGAATCCAAAGCACACGATTGATTTCGTTGCCGAAATCAAGTCCGAAATAGCGGAAAACAAACGGCGCGCGGAGGAGAAGAAAAAAAAGGAACTGGACGCAATGAAGGGCCTGGGAGGAACGGGCAAACGAGGCGCTCCACCTGACTCCAAACCCGCAGTGCCAGATTACGAGAAAATGACCGACGACGAGTTCCGGAAGATGCAGGACGCAAAACTCGAAGCCGGTTGACTTTTTAGGAGTATTAAACAATGCCTGATACAACGACAACTACACAGGTTGATGCAGTAAATGCGCATTATGACAGGGCGCTTCTTGCCCGCGCGCGGCCGGCAAATATTCATGGCCTATTTGCGCAGGTCAAGAAAATTCCGAAAAAACATTCGTCGACTATCAAGTTTCGTCGGTATGCGTCTCTGGCTGTGGCTACTACGGCGTTGACTGAGGGAACGCCTCCGGCCGGTAAGCAGTTGAGCAAGACCGACCTGACGGCGACGATTCTCCAGTATGGTGATTATACTAAGATCACCGACGTGGTTCAGTTGACCGTCGAAGACGATGTACTGAACGAGACATCTATATTGCTTGGAGAGCAAGCCGGCGAAACAATAGACGTCCTGACCCGTGATGTTCTTGCCGCAGGAACGAACGTCATTTACTCGAATGGTACGGCGAGAAATCAGGTCAACACAGATCTGACGGCGGCCGACCTGAAAATGGTCATCCGTGCCTTAAAACGCCAGAACACGAAATTCCTCACCAAGGGCATAAATGCCAATACAGGGGTGGGAACCACGCCCATTAGGGCCGGATTTGTGATGTTCGTGCACCCTGACACGACCGCTGTATTAGAGGGGATAGCCGGGTTCAAGCCAGTTTCTGAATACCCAAAACCGGACGTTGCTCTGGAGCATGAAGTGGGCTCATTTAAAGAATTGCGCTTTATCGAGTCGACGAACGCGAAGGTGTTCGCCGACGCGGGTGCCACCGCTGGCACAATGATATCCACTACCGGAACGGTAGCGGATGTCTACGCCTCTGTTGCTGTTGGATTGCACGCATATGGCACTGTCAGACTTGATAACAAGACAATCGAGATGATTATCAAGGCGCTTGGCTCTGCCGGAACCGCCGATCCGCTTGATCAGCTTGCATCAATGGGCTGGAAAGCGTGGCATGTTGCGAAGATCTTGAACGATGCATTCATGATTCGCTTAGAGCACGGCAATACCGACACGCTGACCTAATAGAGCGGCGAGTATGAGTAAGTATCCCGGGGGAGGGAGAGAACCTCTCTTCCCCGGATTTAAATTGATTTTTGAAAGGGATGGCAATGTCAAAAGAGAAGAAAACCGAAGTTGAACCGCCCAAAGTTAAACACGCGGACCCTAGGAAGATAAAGCCAATGTTCAAGGTGACTATCCATAGCGGGGAAAGGGATGAGGACAAAAACCCCGTATTCGTCGGAATAAACGGGTATACCTACCTGATCCAGAGGGATGAAGAGGTTGTTCTCTCCGACCCGTTCGTCAAAAATCTGCAAACGCAGATTGAGACATTCAAACTCGTGAAGGACAAGGAAACCGGCGAGACCAAGCGTGTGCCGATAAAAATTCCGCGTTATTCGATGACAATCGAGAAAATTAGCGAATGACGCCGGAACTTATTGCAAAGATTGCGTTGCAGGAGATTGGACAGCTGGCCGTGGGGGATGATCCACCGGCCGAGGATAGGGACTACTGCGTTCGCAAGCTTGACTATATCTTGCTCTTGCTCCGCAAAAAGGGAGTTATGTGGAGCACGCGCAAGAGTGCAAACATCGCCTATGGCGCCGGCTCTGGCACTGTGACAATGGTGACCAACTATAAGGGGGCGCCGAAGTTTTGCTTAATTGAACCTGATGGTAGCGAAACGCCCATGGGGGTTTTAACACCGCAACAGTGGGAATCTATCCCGCAAAAACTGGAGACAGGTGTTCCCGCGTATATGCACAAAGATGGCGACGGAACATGGCACATATACCCGGTGCCGGAGATAAATGGAACTGTTAAGGCATATTACGACTCGACGATTTCAAAAACATCGCCCAATACCGCCATTGGCCTGGATGATGAATGGGAGCCTGTTTTGGTGAAAGGTGTTGCATATGAGATATCCGGGCTGTATGAGGTGACGGAACAAAGGCGAAAGGAACTGAAGAAAGAGTTTGATGACGGACGTGACATGCTTATCGCAAATGATGTGCCTGAGGGTGCAATCCGCATCGACGTTGATGACGCACCAGAAATATTGCCTTATAGCGGTGGTGGTAGTCCGCTGGACAGCGTGCTGGAGATCGATTAATGGGAAAGTTCAAGGATTTAACTGAAGCCGCCAGTTTTCAAAATGGTGACATGCTTATCATGCGGCGACCGGGGAATCCTGATAAATCTCGTGTAATGCAGATAAATAAAGATAAACTTCCCGGCTCTGCCAGCGGTGAGGTTAACACGGTTTCCAATATCGGTGTAGCTGGTGTTGGAATATTTAAACAAAAAACGGGTGTGGATTTTGAGTTAAAAAAAATCAATGCCGGTTCGAGCAAGGTTACTATTACCGACGACACCACCAATAATGAGGTAGACATAGACCTTGCCGAAGCCAATATAGACCACGATTCGCTTCTGAACACCCACAATTTGACCACTGATATAGACCATGACTCTCTTTTAAATTATGTGCTTGGTCAACATCGAATAATAAACGACTCCGGGACATCGTTAACGGAACTCTGGAGTGCCAATAAAATAAACACGGTGACGACGACCACAGCTTATAGGTCAATTGTTACCAAAACCAATGCAGATTCACCGTATTACGCCACCGCCAGTGATTTTACTATTTTGGCCGACGCATCAGCCGGGGCAATCACTGTAATTTTGGACGCCGCCGCTTCGAACAACGGAAGAATTCTGAATATCAAAAAAATAGATTCCTCGGCAAACGCGATAACCATAGATGGTTATGGAATGGAGACAATAGACGGCGCCGGCATAAAAACAATTGTGAGTCAGTACGATTCACTGACAATTCATTGCGACGGTTACAACTGGTACATCATCTAGGATACAAATATGAGTTTTATAAAAAGCGGATACAAGCTGAACGATAACATAACGCTCGGCGTTAACGTGCACGACCCGTCTACTGGGGCCGCGGCAAGCGCTTCCGGTTCTGTGACGTTTCGCGTATATGAAGAAAACGGCGGAACCCCTATTAAGACCGGAACGCTTACGGCTCAGGACACGGGCAATGTGACGGGTTTCTATTCTAAAACTTTTCAGATTTTAGCGTCTGATGGGTTTGAGCAAAAGAAAGATTACTTTGCTCGAATAGAGGCCGGTATCGGCGGCGCTATTGGCTCCACTGTCCATAAATTCAGGATTGAGTAATATGGCTGAACTTTTAGTTAAAGCACAAGACGCGCCCAATTTTTCCGCGCTAGTTTTAAGTGATTCTGCAAAGGCTTATGCGGGGTGCTATCTTCGTGGTGACATTGTTGAAGTTCGTCCGGACGGCGCTAATTACGGAAAAGAAGAGGGACTGCCCAAATTTGTTGTAATTAAAATTCCAGATTTAACAATAACGCAGGCTCAAAAATACGTGGCGCCACATCTTAGTGCAGACAAACAAACAGTGTTGCGGCGCAGATTGTATAGCGGATTGCTCGATTCCGTTCCAGCAGCAGTAAAACTGGAACTCAAAGCAACGGGAGTAGTGACCGTTACCTTCTCTCAAATCAGAAATTATATAAAAAACAAAAAAACGGGCTTGGTTGAATAATGGCTACGACAGTAACTAAAACAATAAAATCTAGCGGTGGCGATTATGCATCACTCAGCGCTTGGGAAGCTGGCGAACAGTCCGACCTTGTTACTGCTGACCAGATAGCCGTTGCGGAATGTTATTCATTTGAGGATACAACTATAGTCAGTATTAATGGATGGACTACTGATGCTACCCGTTATATCAAAATAACCACACCAACTTCGGAACGTCATGACGGGAAATGGAACACAAACAAATATCGTTTAGTGGTTTCTACAACTTATGCATATGCTATTGACGTTATAGAAGATAATGTGAGATTAGAGGGGTTGCAGATAGAACATGCCGGTTCTGGGGTTGATGATGCTCGGCTAGTACGGCTCGCAGGGGCGGGAGAAATGAGAGTTAGCCATTGCGTTATTAGGGGAACAAATGCAACTCAACCAGATTTTGGAATTTTCTTAAATGTTGCCTCAGGTGCTACGGTTAAAATTTGGAATAATATTATTTACGATTGTGGGCTTGGTATCTACTATAGTTGGGGCAACACTATTAATGGGGTTGTGTACAATAATACGGTATGTGGGTGCTCGTCTGGCGGAATATCCATAAATGGGGATTCTGCCAGTATAAATCTTTATGTTAAAAATAATATATGCAATGGAAACGCCACAGATTATGG